GTCAGGTTTGGTCATGGGTTAAAAATCGGTTAAAGATAGTTATAGCGTTTTTAACTTTTAACTTCTAAAGTTAAAGAATGGAAGTAATACCTAGTCGATTTGCGGAAATGTGCATGGTTTCACCAGCGGCCATTTGCAAAAAAATTAAAAACGGAACTTTGATTCAAAACTCTGCTAAGAAGCTGGATACGGACAATCCGATTAATAGACAATACTTGATGCAGAAACAGGCAGCGTTTAAGGCCGGCATTACTGAAGGCAATTTGAACGCCGTTGCAAATAAACCAGGCTTTGAGCTGGCGGCGCAAACTGCCGGCATTACACCGGAATTGATTCAGGCGGAAACTACTCACGTGAGTGATGCGGGACCAGCTGAAAAGAAAACTACTCACGTGAGTAGTGGCGGAAAACCGGCCGTGTTTACAGCTGCAAACGATATGCAAATTTCCGGCGCGGCGAATGAAGCGCTGAATATGACTTTGCGAGAACTGATTATTTACAGGGGCGGCGGGTCCATTGATGGCGTGGAAAAATATTCAAAGATTTTGCGCGACCTGGTAACAGCTGATGAAAAGGATCAGAAGCTGCAGGAACGGCGACTGGTTCAGATTCCTAAAGATTTTGTAGTTTCCAGGTTGTTTAATTTTATTGACCAGCTGATGAATAAGCTGCTGGATGTTCCAGAAAGCATTACTGACCAGGTAATTGCACGGGTGCAGGCCGGCGGTGATACGATGCGGCAGGATGTTATTAACCTGATAAGCGACAACGTGAGCAGGTGCATTGCCGGAACTAAAGAACATATAATTAGCGAGCTGAACAGCTTGCGCGGCAAGTATGAAAAACAAAGTGATGCGGCCGATGATATGGTTTCTGAAATTAAAGAACAGTTGGAGGCGGAAAAATGACAATAAGTGAAATTCCGGCGGCGGTTGCTACCTGTGCATTTTACATGATGATGATTTTTCTTGCCGTTCTTTCCTTTCCGGTAGTGTTCATTATTTCCGTGGTGGAAAGTTTTCTGGAAGAAGAAGAATATCACGAACATTCTTGAAAAATTTTGCTTTAAATAAAAACGGCCACTACTCTGCCGCATAACAGGAGGTTTTAAAAAAAATGAAAAGTACACTTAAACAGCTTGAAAGAAGTATGCAGCGCGAACGGATAACGGCGCTTACTGAATATTATGCCCAGGGAAAAGACAGCGAAAAGACTTCACCATTTTTTCTGCGGGCCGTGTCTAAAGACGGGCTTATGGCTGCCTGGCAGAAAGAAAGCGAAATTGAAGCTGTTGAGCTTGCAAAGGATTACTGGCTTAAAGGTTTTGTTTACGTTGAGGTTTTCTGCTGGCGCAATAAAAACATTGATATTGTCTATCACGGTGTAAGGTGGGGATTTTAGTGATGGAATGCAAAGTTAAAGGCATGGTTTGCGAAGTAAAGGACAACTTTGGAAACGTTGAAAAAGATTATATGGGCTGGCTTGAAAAGGCTTATAACTCTTTTGTGTATATTTCCAGTTGGAAGTTTAATACGATAAAAGCGAAAAAAGAAATCAAAAATATTTGTGATTGCATGGTCGAACTTAAAGATTTTATTGATAAGTACGAGCTGGAACACGAAATTGAAAACTTGAATAAAGACAGTGCACAGTTTGACTGCGAAATGTACATTAAAAAAAATGAGCTTGAATATATTGCGGACGAGATACGGGCGGCATATAAGAAAGGCTGGCGGTTTTGTATGGATTCAAAGGAAAAGCCGGAGGTCAAACAATGAAAGATATGTCTAAAAGGATTTTGCTGGCGAGGTGCCAGAATTGTGAAGAACAGATTCAGCGGCAGGGCAAACGTTGCGCCTGGCGAAGTTTGGGTAACGATTATTGTTTTGAAGGTATGAGCAACGAGGAAGCGAACGCGGAAATCAGCAGGAACTTTAAGGACTTTCAAACAAAGATTGCCAGGGAGATGATTTGATGAAGTGCGGTTCAGCCCGGAACAACAGCGGCGACGACTGGAAAACGCCTGATGATTTTTATAATCAACTGGATGCGGTTTATCATTTTGATTTTGATCCGTGTCCTTACCAGGCAAAGTTTGACGGTTTAGCATTGAAGGACTGGGGGGGGGGCAAACTTCATTAACCCGCCTTATAAAAGGGAACTGAAGGAAGCGTTTGTAAAACGTGCGCTGGAAGAAAGCAGAAAAGGAAAAGTTTGTGTTCTGCTTCTTCCGGTTAGCACTTCTACAAAATTGTTTCACGATGTAATAAAACCGAACGCCAGCAGAATTGATTTTGTGCGCGGGCGGTTGAAGTTTGAACAAAAGGACAAGGATGGAAACTTTGTTTCCAAAGGCTGCGGACAACATGACAGTATGGTGGTGGTGTTTGATGGCAGAAATAAAATATTTTGAGGTGGCGGAAAATGGGAAAAAGTAAGTGGGATGATTTGCCGGATTCTTTTTCTTTTCCGGGGACGGCGCGGGTAAAGATTGCACGCGGGGCAAGGTGGCGAAAAAAAATCGCTTTAAAAAAGGCGACGGCCACTGCACTGCATCTGAATGATACAACAGATTCAAACCAGGAGGAATTGAAAAAATGGGAACTGAGAAAAAAGAACTAAACGACAATGTGAATCATCCAGCGCACTACTGCAAGGGCGGCATTGAATGTATTGATTCAATTAAGGCCAGCATGACTGATGAATGTTTCAAAGGCTTTCTGAAGGGAAACGTTATGAAATATGTTTACCGTTATGAAAGCAAGGTGAACCCGCTGGAAGATCTGAAAAAGGCGCGTTGGTATCTGGATAAACTGATTGCTGAAGTTGGAGCTGGTGCAAAATGATTTATAACCAGATGGAAAATGATGATATTTTTACTGAGTTCTGAGCAAGCAATGAGCTGCAGGAGCTTTCTGAAATGTGCTGCGCCGGAAAGATTGATACTGACGTTTTAAGACAGAAGGTTTCAAAGGTTGAAGATGTTCTTTGCAAAATTAAGGACACAATCGTTAAAGTTGAAAAGGAAAATGCAAAATGAAGTTTTGTGAAAACAGTGTGAAGCTGGTAAACAGCAATGTTGAATGGACTGGTGAAGATTACGCCTGGGATATTGCTTTTTACATTGAGAAAATCGCACGGAACGGGACACAGACACAGGATCGTGACAATGCCATGACAAGGCCGATTGAGTTTTGCAGGAACGCATGGAACGCACGGCCGCGGCATAGTTCTATTTTTGAATTTGTGGATTTAACTTTTCAACTGAACACTTCCATTGCGGTTAGCCGGGAATTGATACGGCATAGGCTTTGCAGCTTTAATGAGAAATCTACACGCTATTGTGACGAATCGAACCTGGAAGTTATTCTGCCCTACTGGTGGAAGGATGCCAGCGCGGAAATGCAGCATAGATGGACTGAGTACATGGAATGCGCTGAAAGATTTTACCAGGAAGATATTAAAGCCGGAATGAAAAGGCAGGAAGCGCGGGGAGCTTTGCCGCTGGATGCTATGACTAGTGTTTATATAAAAGCAAACCTGGTTGAATGGTCGCATATTCTGCGGCTGAGGTGTGACAAGGCTGCACACCCGGATATGCGGGATTTAATGAATAAGGTCAAAATGGAAATCGGACGGATGTGTCCGTGGATGGAGGAAGCTAAATGAAACCGTGGGAACTTTTTAAGCTGATTGAAGATACTGAATATATTAGTGGCGGCGATGATGTACAGTTTGCTGTTAAGCCGGTTGAAGAAGAAAAGGCGATTTATTTACTTTTTCAGGAATCGACAAGCAAAAGGGATTGGCAGGTGAATCTTGATTTTCCGGTTAAGGTTTACAAGCAACAGCAGAAATTCTTCCTGGTGCATCAGGGATGGGCTAAAGCCTGGAAAAGCATTAACGATATGGTTTTTACTGAACTTTTGAAAGTTATTCAGGGAAAAGAGGATTGGAAAATCATTGTTGCCGGTTGGAGCTATGGCGGGGCTATGAGCTTACTGGCGGCGGAAGATTATTTCTTCCGGTTCAAAAAGCCAGTGACTGAGGTTATTACTTTTGGCGGTCCTAAGCCGTTGTTTGGATTTTATACACGGCATTATTTTAAGAAGGCGGCTGAAAAGTTTTACCAGTATGAATTCAGCTATGATTTTGTGACCTGGTGCGTTCCGCTGCCGTTCTATATGAGGTGCGGAAATAACATCATTGATAAAAAGAACTGCTGGAAACTCTGGCGAGTGTTCCAGACGGGAAAATGGCATTGCGCTTATGGTGATGCTGAATATTACTAGAAGTCATATTTTACGTGGGAAGCATCGGGCGGAAATATAGAGAGTTACTACTCACGTGAGTAGTTGGGAAATAATGACTGAGGTTATAACTGAATACGACATTGATTTTTTAGTTGAAAATTTCTCACGAATTACGGCAAAAAGAAGCTATGTGAAGCCGTCGGAATATATTGAGCAGGTGCGATATATTGACCGGGCTTTATCACCTTTTCCGGGAAAGTTCAGTTATGATAAGTTTCCGTATTTTAGAGAGATTATCAATCAATTTGCGCCGGACAGCCAGACGCGGCGCGTTTACGTAATGAAAGGAAATCAGATTGGAGCGACTACCGGAATCCTTGAATCTGTAATGATGTATTATATCGGCGAGAATCCGGCGGCGGTGCTTTATGTTTTGCCTGATGAAATGATGGCTAAGGATGCAATGGCTACAAAAATAGATCCGACAATCGACAACTGCGGATTACGGCCATTGATTTACAATCAAACAAGGCAGGCGCGAGGTTCTAAAAAGACTGGTGACACGGCAATGAAAAAGGAATATCCGGGCGGATATTTGCACGCGGTCGGCGCTGGTTCTGGAAACCGTTTCCGTAACTTTTCTTATAAGGTTGGGTTGGTTGATGAAGCGGACGGAATGCAGGCGAAAATTAAGGGCGAAGGTTCCGTTTATGATTTGATGGTGGCGCGCCTGGATGCTTACCCTACTTCCAGCAAGTTGTATATTGGTTCAACACCTGCAGAAGAAAAAAGTTCTTTAATTTGGAGATTGTTTCAAAAAGGTACGCAAAAGTTTTTTTATGTGCCGTGTAAATATTGCGGGGAAATGCAACGGCTTGAATTTACTGTTTGGGATCCGGCCGATAAGTCAAGGAAGATTGGCGGCATTGTGTGGAAGCAGGATGAAAACGGAATTCCTGATTTAAGCACGGTTGGTTATGAATGCCCGTATTGTCATAAGATTATGAAGAACTATGACAAGGCGGTGATTATTCCAAAAGGCGAATGGCGGGCTACAGCTCAGGCGGTTCAGCCACAAACGGAAAGCTATCATATTACGGCGCTTTATAACCCGCCTGGAATGTTTTCCTGGGAAGATTATGTTTCTGCATGGGCTGAATGCTGGGATTTAAAAAATAACAAAGTACGCGATAAGGAAAAATATAGGGTTTTCCGCAACTTAAAGCAGGGCTTGCCGTATCTGGAACAAAATGAGCAGATTAAATATGAACGGGCCGTTTTACACAGGCGGTTTGGTTTTGCGATGGGAACGGTGCCTAATAAAATGGCGCGTGAAGATGCCGGAAGCAACATCCTTCTTCTTGTTGGGTCGGTGGACGTTCAGAAAAACGGGCTTTATGTTGACATTAAAGGCTATGCGGATAATGGCGTCACCTACACGGTTGATTTTATGTTCCTGGAAGGGCCAACTGAACAATTTGGCGGTCCGTGGGATAAACTGGCGGATGTTTTTGATAACAAGGTTTATGCGGATGATGGCGAAGGCGAAAACGTAAAACTTTACAAGGTTGCCATTTTGTTTGTGGATTCCGGCCACTATACGGACTGGGTTTACAGCTTTTGCCAGCGGTTTACTTCCGGTGTTTATGCCTGCAAGGGTATGGACTGGATTAAAGGCGGCGAAACTTACCAGCTTTTCAGTAATTCAACATTAAACAGAATTGGTTTGCAGCTAGCTTACCATGTGAACACTGGAAAGCAAAAGGACCGCATAAGCGTTGCAATGAATGTTTTACGATGGAACAGCGGCGAACTGCAGCCGGCGTGGTATCCGAATTTTCCGGAAACGCTGCATGATGATTATTACAAAATGTTTGAAGCGGAAGAAAAGGTTGAGGTTATAGACAAAAATACCGGGCAATGGCTGAAGACGATATGGCGGGCAAAGTTTGGCGCTCCGAACCATGCGTTTGATACTTATGTTTATAACCGCACGGCGCTGGAAGTTCTGGCGGATGATATTTGCCGGAATGAAATGGGCTTGCGTTACCTGGACTGGGCAACGTTCTGGAATTACGCAAAAACAGGCGCGTTCTACTACAGTGACAAGGCGACTGACGGGCCGATGTTAAAGGGCTTTAGCGCTGAGGAATTGGCGGAACAGGCAT